GCGCCCATCCGCATTCATAACACTGGTCAAAAATGTTCGTAGTTTACCTAATGTCTGAAAGATTCTACCAGATTTATCATAGCTCGGATAATATGGAGTACCTGTAATGTATTTTTCAGGATCATCTTTATATCTAATTTTATACATTGTTGTCATAACCATTTTAATGCGAATATAACCGCATCCTTTTCTTTAGTAAACTTGAATTCAGCATTATCATATCTATCAATAACTCTATAACTATCACGGAAATTACGATCACACCATTTTCTAGCATTATTTACTTTTTCATCATGTTCAAAATATCGTTTGCCATTTTGAGCAACCAACTTGATTGTATGAGGAAATTCTCTTTTACTTTTTCGTCTTTGTGCGGAATTCATATAACCAACTAGTCAAAAATGATATGGCAAAGTGTGTTTCTATTATGGTTGTTCATTCTTCAACTCCGAAATGTTCTTTGATTCTGTCCTTGATAACTTCAGAAATATTGCCATTGATACCATCTTCACGAGTATACCAAACCTGCTCCACACATTCCTTCACAATCAACATGGCGAACTTTACGGGGTCTAATTCGCCAGCAACATAATCACCATTGCTTTCAAGAACCAAGGCTTGGTCATATAGTTTTGCGATTAGTTCGTTCATCATTTGACTCCGAATGTATTTAATGCTGGTTGCAATGTATTAATCAATAGTGTTTCACGGCTATGTGCAGGACGCTTGCCGCGCACAACTTCCAACTTACCGAATACAAAACGCTCGGCACCACGCTCACGCAATGCACGGCTCAGACCCCAATCTTTGTTCTCAGTCAGTGCCCGTTGCATATGTTTCTGGCACCGACGATTCAATGTCTTACGCACATTGCCATTAAATGAAAGAGCAGTCAAACCAATGTAATACTCAAGTGTTACTGTATCTTGGATGTAGTACACGATATGATTTCGGTCACTGCGGCGTTTTCTTGAGTTCATGCATGAATTATAGCACCAGTACCATTTATTGTCAACCGAAATTTACTTTGGTATTCCCCTGAAATTTACTTTGGTATTCCCCTGAAATTTACTTTGGTATTCCCCTGAAATTTACTTTGGTATTTCCTGTGTATCAAATTAGACCTCAAAATAAAATATCGGTCCTAGCGTCCCTGAGACACAAAAATGAGTACTTTCGTACTCATAAAGTGTACTACTTTTGTTTACTTTTGATGACTTCTAGGATCTTTTGTTCAAAGTGTTCAGAATAGTGTCTTTCATCCCTTGAGTTTTCGCTGTTGGGATATTGTAGACATTTGTTGAGTTTTTCAGCAAGTTCCAAAATCTCTTTGACTTTGGGGTTGACAATGAAAGTATATTTAGACATATTACCTTCCTTTCTCGGGGGTTGCTATCTACTGTAACTACAGTTTAACAGAGAATGGATTTATTGTCAAGTTTCGGTTATTTCTTTATTAGCTTGATATTCGTAGTTAATGGTTTCTACATTTTCTCTAAAAACAATAGCACCATTTTTTAAATGAAATCGTCTTGCCATATTTGTTTTAGGACTTAATGTTACAAATCGATTTATACTAGGATATTGTTCCTGTATTGCTTTAACTGCCTGAAATAATAACTCTTGACCTTTACCTGCTTTATAACTCCATATTGTATAGAATATAGCGGTTGTTGGAACTTGTGATGTTTTCTTTAAATCATCTACACCTGCAGGAACAAAATCATGGAAACTCACACAAACCATTGCATCAGGTTTATCTTCACTAACTAATGCGGCAACCATTCTTCCATCGCTTACACGGAAGTCGGTTGGTATTTCAGGGCGCACTGGGTCGTCCTTAATAAATTCTAATAGTTTGTCTGTGAGGTCTCTGATGAAGTGTAGCATAATGTTATTTATGCGTATATTATAATTTTTAACTTTTAGCCAAAAAAATAGGACTCCGTAGAGTCCTATTTTACATTGTAGGTCCATTACCATTCTTGAACCCAACACTTCCACCTTCTGCTTCGATGCGCTTGATAACATGCTCGAATAAGATAGGTGTAAAATCAGTTTGTTCAACACATACACAATGATAGCGAACATCATTTTCAGTGCTGTATTTGAACTCACCTGTCTTAGCATTCACACCGATGATTTTCTTCACACGGTTAGTATGTAAGTGACCATGAATGTTAACGCCAAAACGACCTAACGATTCAGGGTGTACTGGGATGTGACTTAAAATCATACCGTTCATCACATGATACGCTCTTAACTCACGGAAGTATTCACGATATTCATCATCACGGAAGATGTCATGGTTACCACGAATTAAGACCTTGTCACCGTTTAATCTGGCTAATGTCTTTAATGATCTACGGTTAATGACAACATCGCCTAAGTGATATACTTTATCGTTTGGACGAACCGTGTCGTTCCAACGACGGATCATTTCCTCATCCATTTCGTCTGGATCAGTCCATGGGCGGATCTTTGTAACTCCGTCACTCTCTGTAAATCTACACACTCCAGCATGACCAAAGTGTGTGTCTGATACTAAAAATACTGCTGGCATATTATATTCCTTTTCTATGTTGTTTGATTCGCCAGAACAATTGCCAAGTTCTAGATTGTTTAGTCCAATGAAGGCTCTTTGTTCCAGTAAGAAATGTATTGCCAATCAACTTACCGAAAGGCTTTGCTTTGGGCTGACCCTTCAGTAATTTTTCAGCAATTCTTTCGTATGTTGACAGTTTAATTTTCACACTCGTTCCTTCTTTACACGACCAATGCGTGATGCCTTGTTCCAATCGTAAGCAACACCATCTGGGCACTTACCATCAACAACGCTATCAACACCGAACATACCGCATACTTCAAAATCATCACCACTGATAGTAACAAACTTGTTGGTCAATTTAGCATAAGCCATTGCCATGTCTAGTGAGTCAAATTCTATCACTCGGTTATCGAAAATTAACTTATACATTATCATTCCTTTATGCGATCATCCAATCTTGATCTTCTTTAAAAACTACTACTTCAGCTCCATCATATTCCTCAACATTAAATAATGTGCCTTCTGGTATCCATGCTACTTCTAATTGTTCCATACCACCTAAATAAATTTCAGGATACTTCAGTGTTGCATATATCGTCAACTCATCAAACTTCTCTTCCATAACAAGTTTTACAATCGCTGGGTCAAAAAGTATTTCAGGATAATCATAGTTCCATGTATACCATCCTGCACCAAAGCCAGGACTAATCAATACTGCTACTTTTCCATCAACAATTAATTTATTCATCATCAAAACTCATTAGTAAACTTGCGCCAATCATCAATGTTGGGCTTTTCATCTGGATCATAAGTCCAACCTAATGCCTTCATCATACGATGCTTGACCAAAAGGTTGGGACTACGGAATCTTCCAGTGTCTTCGAAGCCTAGCATTACCCCAATTTCACAAACTGCACCACTACGGCATACACCTGCATAACAATGAACAACAACATTCATTCTATTGTCCTTGGCATGTTGCAATAGTCTAACCAATTCGTTTGCTTGCTCTTGGCTACACTTCATAGCTTCGTCAAGAACCTCATCATCCTTTTCCACATCCAAGAATTCAAAATTGTGAATCTCTTTGAACTTGTGAGCAGGAGTTGGTCTCCAACTTGCAGGGTCTGTAATGCTAATCAGCATACTATTCTCACCGGCATCGTGATGAAACCTAGTTGGTATATCAGCAGCCGCTACATTCTCAATCCACATATTAAAATCCTTAACAATAGTATTATATGCTAAAATTTATTTAATGTCAAATTTTAGATATGGGTAAAGGGTGTAATACCCTTTTCTTACATTTAGCATAAATAAAAGTGTAGTTCGCGGAACTGAAATTCCCAACTACTCTAACGCTATGGAGAGCAATCAGCATGAGTATTTATTATGTTTACGCCTATCTTCGTAAAGATGGCACACCCTATTATATAGGTAAGGGTAAAAGAAGTAGAGCATACGCAAAGCACACTATTCAGTTACCAAAAGACAAATCTCGCATCATCTTTCTAGAAACTAGTCTCACAAATGTCGGAGCATCCGCTATCGAACGAAGGATGATTCGTTGGTATGGAAGAAAAGATAATGGTACAGGTATACTTAGAAATAGAACCGACGGTGGGGACGGTGGCAATGGAGGGGCGGTTCGTGGAAAACCATCACCATTCAAGGGAAGAACACATACATCGGAGTCCAAAGATAAATCTAGAAAATCGCATCTAGGAAAAAAGACCGGCAGAACCTCTGAGGATTTTACAGTTGAATGGAGGGAAAATCTTTCAAAGAGTCAAAAGGGCAAACCAAAAAATTTCAAATACACGAATGAAATGCTTGAGGACAAGTCCAATCAAGCATATTCTACTAACTTCAATAAAGTATGCGTGGGCAGGATCTGGGTGAATGACGGTTTTAGGTCCATAAGGATAAACCCGGAGCAGTTAGAAAACTACCCCGGGTTCATTAGAGGACGATTATAAATCGTATTTTGGTTGCATAATAGTCTTTAGACAAACTCCTTCTGGAGTGAACTCAGAAGGATCTGCACCTAACAAACTTGCCATGATGCTTGGGCTAAAGCCAGAGACTAAAGCCGCACCACTCTTGTCTGCCTTGACAGGGGCGTTACCGCTACTGTTCAAGTTCCAGAATACTACGCTAGGCATAGTGTAACCAGCTTGTTCATACTTGCGTTGAATCATTTCCATTGCAGAGTCATCGTGTGTAACACACGCATTGAATTGCATGTCAGAAAGGATCAACAACATCTTAGGCATGTCACTTTCAGGAACATTGTTCTTGACCGCAACACTTAGGATCTTGTCCATAGCCTTGTGCAAGTTTGTGTCCATTGCCCACTTAGATTGAACCATTTGGTTAATCTTTTGAACAATATCACCCTTTAGGGTAAGTAGTTCAGGAGATCCACTGAAAGTCAAGAATGTGTCCTTGAACACGCCCTTGTTCTTGTCAGCTAGGTATAGACCAAGCGATACACTAACATCCAAACATGTTACACTACCAGTTCCACCTGCTGGGCAAGTCATAGAACCAGATACATCTACCATTGGTAGAATGTTTGCATCATTCATGTAGTTAGGCAATGCATCCCATTGCGCTGTCACATGATCCAACTCAGTCTTACCCAAGTTAGTACGGCCATAGCTAGAGATCAAACCCTTCAGTACTTCATGAGGGAACACTGCCGAAGCATTGACCTTCACAGTCTTGTCACCACTTACCAACTTAGCCACATATTCACTGAATGTAGTAGAATGACGGTTGAACGCCTTCTTGTAGATTCGTGCTGCCTGTGAAGGCACATGACTATAGTTGATGTTGTCCCAATCGTTGGAACACATTTGTGTTTCAACAACCTTAGTAAGAGCCACAAGACTCTTACGATATTGCTTGGGACTCATACCGAAGAACTCACGGATTTCACGGGCCACTTCGCCCTTACGAGGAGTCCATTTGCTTGCCAATTGTCCATTCATCAGAATGAGGTTTAGTTTTTTCTTCAATTCATTTTTTGCTGTAGTCATTCTTTGTTTCCTTATAAGGAGTCCATTTAGCGTTTTAAAGATAAATAAGTATAACAGAAAACTTTTTATATGTCAACACTTACTATCCCATTTACATACATTTTAAAATTCAAACCTACCAACCAGTGGTATTACGGAGTCAGATGGGCAAAAGGATGTTCGCCTAATGACTTATGGAATACTTATTTTAGTTCATCTACACATGTTAAAAACTTAATAAAACAATACGGTAAAGATTCATTCGAAGTCAGAGTCTCTAAAATTTTTTCAAGTAAAGAACAAGCAATACACCACGAAAAAAGATTTTTGTATAAAGTTAAAGCATCTACTAACGGTTGT